ATTGAAATATCCCCCCAAATCTTTTGCAACAACCACAACATCAAAACTTCCTTTCCTATAGCGTTATATTTATGATACAGCATAGGGGTAATTAATTAAGGGGGTGCAATAAGACAGATTATCGACTGCATATCACAGCATGTTTAAAAATAGGCACAAAAAAGTGAATACATGCTTTATTTATGCAAAATATTCACTAATCTTGACATTATTTTGACTTCATTTTCTTTATTGACTCTAGGAGTTCGCGAAGGAAGATGGGGTCTATTTGTTCTGCGTGTAAGTCCTTCGCTAGCATAGCATATGGCAAGCTTTCCTGTTTGGCGAAGAACTCTATTACATCATCTGGTATATCAACGTTATTTAACTCGGTTAGTTTGCGTAGGGACATGATGTTGTTGTCCAGGAGATATGCCGAATCGACGCCGAGGGCTGCAGCAACCTTTTCCAAAGCCTTAATTGACATGTTGCTCTTTCCTGTTTCTGCATCAGACAGATAAGACAAGGAAAAACCAGTTAAGTCGCGCAGGTCGGCAAGCGTCATTCCTCTCACTGTTTCCCTGATATATCTAATCTTGTGGCCGTAGTCCATTTGACACACCATCCATTCATGTAAAGTATTATCTAATTATTAGTATTTCCACCTAGATATATTCGTTATAACTGAAATTAAAATATTTTTCCGGTTATACCGAAATTGACTACTTTTAAGCTTGCTTTGTCGTTGTCTCCGATATATAATAGGTGTATGTTCTGGATTGATAGTCTAGAACTCCGAAATCAAGTTATTCGGTATTACTTTAAAAGGGGGTGGATGGATTGACAATCGGTAGCCAAGTTCGCAAATATCGGAATAAGAAAGCGTGGACATTAAGCGAGCTTGGAGAACGCGCAAAGCTCAAAGGGAATACTTTGAGTGACATTGAAAATGATAAGTGTGATCCAAGCATAAGATCGCTCAGAAGGGTAGCTGAAGCTCTTGAAATCGAAGTTGCCTGTCTATTTCAAACGGTGTAAACCTTTCTTTTTCTCTTTTAAAAAGTTCTTTAACCTTAAACAAGCCTTCCGATTGCACTTACCACGCAAGCAGAAGGAAAACATCATTGTTAAAGTTATCATGAATCAACTTCCTCCTCAATTATTACCAGTAGTTGAAAGGAGGTGGTAAAAATTAAAATGATACCATTGACCCAGGGTAAGTTTACCGTTGTGGATGATAAGGACTTTGGTGAGTTAAGCAAGTATAAATGGTGCGCCCATAAAGGCCACAACACTTACTATGCCTGTAGAAGTATTAGCACGAATGGAAAAGCGACATTAATTCGTATGCACCAACAATTATTAGGCAAAAAAGAAGGTTTAGAGATTGACCACGTAGACGGAGATGGACTAAATAATCAGTGCCATAACTTAAGACATGTAACTCGTAGACAAAATATGCAGAATATACATGGGGTTAAGTCTTCAAAATATTCAGGCGTTACTTGGCAAAAAAACAGAAAGAAATGGCTAGCTCGAATAGAGATAAACGGTACACGCAAATATTTGGGTCTTTACTCCGACGAGCACGAAGCATCTCTAGCTTATCGTAACGCAGAAATGAGTTTGGCATACTCCCACACCAACAATTTACCAGATTGTAGGAACGAGAATATGCCCCGCACTTGAGCAACGTTGCTCTGAGTAATTTTTCGTCCCACCACAGAACGATTCAGGTACTTCAATACCTGAGTTCAACCTTCCCGTAGTCCAAGGGGCTTGTTTGCTACGCTCTTGTTTAACTGTGTCTAATATACACCATAAACAATAGCTTGGTCAATAGCCTTTTCAATTAAATTATTACAAATTTGCAAAAAAGTCTTAAAAAAAGTATGTTTTGGAATCGTTTCGTCAAGGAGGTGGAGGCAATCGAGAAGGAATTAGTAGAAGAATTTAAGAGACTGACAGGCTACAACGGCGGAAGTATTGCCGAAAAGTATGGAGTTAGTAGGCAGTTCGTCCATCAAGTGCTCAACAATCACTCATTAACACATAAGGCGAGTTCAGCTTTCTTCTTGAATGCGATGATCGGCGAGAAGATTTCGTCACTAAAGAAGCAGGTGCAGGATTTAGAGTTTTTACAGGTCAGTATTGAGGAAGGCGTAACGAATGGGGAGGACAAACATGAGTAATTTAGTCACTGTTCAAGTTGAGGTTGATTTAGGGGTAAACGCACATGATGGGTCGGTAATAGTTAGTAGCAGGTATATAGCTCAAGTTTTTAGCAAGGAACACAAGGACGTACTCAGGGCTATACAGAATTGCAGCTGTAGCGAAGAATTCGGACGGCGTAATTTTAAGCAGTCCTCATACAAGAATGAACAGAACAAGAAACAGCCTGAAGTGCTACTCACAAAAGATGGATTCACTTTTATTGTAATGGGGTTCACCGGAAAGAAGGCAGCTCAATTCAAAGAGGCCTATATCAATCGCTTTAACGAAATGGAAAAGGCTCTAAAGGATCTCAATATCGCCAGACTTGAATACCCAGAACTCACCGATGCCATTAAGTCGATGCACGATGAACCAAAGTTCTTTCACTATGCAAATGAGGCCGATATGTTCAATCAGATAATTTTAGGCATGAAGGCTAAGGAATTTCGCAAGAAACACGGTTTAGATAAAGGAGATTCAATTAGACCGTACCTAACCCCATTTCAGGCTGAAGCAATGCGAAAAATGCAGCAGTTCGACGTTGGACTAGTAGTTGCCGTACCGAACTTCACTGAACGCAAGAAAATACTCCAAACTTATTTTATGCAGACTTATTTTCCAGAATCATTCAGAAGTTTGCCGCCAAAAGCACCATTCTAAGATGCAGTAGGGCAAGCCAAAATCCAACGAAAGCGAGACACTAACATGCTAAAATCCATCCTCGAACAAACTACAGGCCCGCTAACCACATCCCAATTCGCACACCTCATGGACCTAACCACGACTGACATTATGGTCAACAACATTGGATTCAAGCGTAGGACTAGCTTATCGGATGTTATCAGGGTGGCAGAGATTAGTTTTAGGATTTTAACGAGATGGGAAACGGTATGAGTAAAGCATTAGAACGGCGCATATCAGACCTTGAAAAAGAGGTTTCTCGACTGAAGGAGCGACTCATCAACCAACCAACCTTTGAAGAAATGCGAGATTCGGCAATCGATATTTTCATCGAAGAAATTAGGGCGTTAAGAAAGATGTGGGGCAAGGATTAGCTTTAGGATTTTAACGAGGTATTAATTAAGGGAAAGAAGGAATTTGAATGAAAAAGCAAGTTGTTCATGTTGCTCAAAACGGAATCAAGGTGGTTGTGGATGGTAACAGTGACCCGCGCAACGTTCAACTTTTTAACGAAACTTTAAAAAAGTAGGAGGAGTGAATCAAATTGAAATCTAACAATCCAGCCAACCAAATCAGTCAAGCCGCCAAATCCCGTGGCCTATCCTATTGGGAGTATATCGAATCAACCCAACCCCATCATGTGCAAAAGTTCGTTTGGGGTGGCAGGAAGGAAACGCGCAAGGAGAAGCGCGCGGAAGAGAACAGGATTATTCCATTTCTGGGTGGTTCCATCTATCCCATGGCGCGGCTGTTCGCTCAAATGCGGAGTTTAGTTGGGAAGAGGAGTGCTTATTAAGCGAGGAGATTGATTAAATGCCTAAATGTAAATACTGCGGAACACAAGTTACGAATGGTAGAAAACTAAGAAACCAACATGAACCGAATTGTGAGTGGAAAGTTAAGATTGAAGATTGGCAAAAAAGAGTAGCAGAAAGCGAAGGAAAAAACTTTTGGTATGTAGATACTGACGCGTCTGCCCTCAAGGCTTGCGCCCTAAGTAACCACTATCAAATGATTAGGTTTTTTAGAAACGGAGAATTAGACGACTGGTCCCAAAGTTTCCATGAAAAAAATTTATTCGGTAGCGAGCCGGAGGCCCAAGTTAGGTTTGATTACTTAAAGAACTTATACCTAGGGACATTTAAGTATAAGCCGTACATGGGGGAAGAAATGCTCGTCGATCATCTAAGGGAATTAAAGTACATTGAAAACGCAATAACCGAAAGATTAGTAAAATTCCCCAATTTTACAGGTATTGATTTCTGTAATGTTGGTGCACGCGGTATTCAGATACGAGGTCATCACCAGCAAATAAAAGGTTACACATACGGTTCTCAACCAACGATAAAATACGACTTTTCTAATTACCTAGATACAGCGGATGAGTTCGTGGCAATGTGGGAAAAGAACGATATTCCAGAAAGGATATACAGAGAGATAGCTATGATTACTGACGGTGAAAAATACGGGTGGGATTGAAGTAAGGGAGTGATCATTATCCACCGCTTGAAAGGAGCAAGTCTATTGCGTAAAGACCAAGCCAGAAGACTCAAGTATCAAGAGGCCCAACGCATCAACTCGAAGTCCGTACCAGGCTTTAAGGATGTCCTGAAGTCGGTGCAGTTAACTGAAGGTCAGTTGAAAGTTTTCACATCAAGGTTGATTAAGTAGGAGGGATGCCAAATGACCAAACAGCAAAACCAAACTTGTTTATGTGGAAAAGAAGTCAACCTGCCTGACGGTGAAGTCAAGATAACCTGCCCATGCGGTAGAACTTGGGAAATTAGTACAGAAGGAGTTTTATTCACGAATCTAATGTTTCCGTTTTGTCAGGGAGAATGTTCTAGGCGAGAGAATGTGCCTATTGTGGCAAAGCGTGAGCGTCCGAGGAATAAGCGAAAAAGGAGGGCGTTAGGGTGTTAAGGAAAATTGTTAAAGCCATCAAAACATGGATCAATCGCGAAATCCAAGCCTACAAAATCGAGCAAGAGAAGAAGGTTATGGAGGAACGTATCAAGCGCAATAAGGCTGATTTCACCGAGCTAATGCGGTGTGGAAATGTGATTCGGGGCGAGGATAAGGATGATGGCAGCATGAAGGCTGTAGTGGTGGATTATGTTGGCCGGGGGAGAGTTGGGGAGCCGTTTAATCCAGTCTTCAGTAGAACGGATTGCTTAAATTGGGCAGAAAGGAGCAACCAACATGCGAAAACTAACCCCAACTGAACTTTCAGCCATCCAGGACCTAGGAGATAGCCAACTAATCGAACATTGGTCCATCGACGGTCACTCCAACGCACTAAGACGCGTCACGGTCATATCTAAAGTCAATGCTGACTGGGACGAGATAGATGTCTTACTAAATGCAATCTTTCCTGAATTAGAATACCGAGGTAAGGCAGGGATTAGCGTCGAGGATGGTGTTTTATCGGAGTATTTTTCGATCGATGTTGACGAAGAAACTTTAATCAATCTTGTGATAAAGAAGACAATTGAGCAAAGAGAAGGGACCCTGCTGCAAACAGAGGCCCCGGGTGACAAAGAAACTACTCAAGGCTATTCTACCATATTGGGCAATGCTTTAGAACTACATGGGCCGTGTGAGTCTTTTGTTTAAGGGGAGAGAGTGGTTTCGAGAGTTTCATGAATCGGAATATGATCCCATCTTTGAATCCAGAGTAGTCGAGGAGGAAGACCCTAATAATTGCCAGAATTGTGAGCATAACGAAGGATGTCCAGGTGGTTGCATGGGAAATAAATTCGAACCGAAGGAGGACTTATCTGAATGAGTATAGCCCTGTATTCTTTATCAGAAGCCTATGAAAACGTTTTAAATCTTATCGACGAGGAAAATCCTGACATCGACATTTTGAACGCTCTAACGGCTATTACGGACCAAATCGAGGTCAAGGCGGTGAATATTGCTAATCTGATTAAGTCCCTCGATGCTGAAGCAGAAGTAATAAAAGCTGAGGAAAAGCGGTTAAGCCAACGCCGGGTGGCTAGGGAGAGCGCATCTAAGAATATTAAGCAGTATCTCCAATCCAACCTCGAACAGTTGAAAATGGAGAAGATTAAGACTCCAACTAGAACTATTTATACCCAAAATAATCCTCCATCAGTTGAGGTTGTGGACATCGACAAGATACCCCAAAAATATTTAACCCTCATTCCTGCGAGTTATACAGCTAGGAAGGATGAGATTGCTAAGGCGTGGAAAAACGGCGAAGAGGTGGATGGGGTAATAGTCACTCAAGGAAGGAGTCTTAGAATTAAATGAACAAGTCGGAAAGTATAGCTAATATAGCGATGGCGTTAAGCCTATTCCAAGGTGAAGTTTCTAATCCAAAAAACACAGCCAATAACCCATTTTTCAAGTCAAAATATTGCCCGTTGAACGAGGTAATTAACACCACTAGACCAATTCTAGCCAAGCATGGTTTAAGTGTCCTACAAAGCCCTTCTGGTGATGGAGAACACGTCGTGGTAACGACATTACTTATGCACTCATCAGGGGAATGGATTGAAGGTGAACCGTTAGTCCTAAAGGCTGACAAGGTAACGGCACAAGGAGCCGGGAGTGCCATCAGTTATGGTCGCAGATATGCTTTGTCGGCAATTCTTGGCATTAGCTCAGATGAAGATGACGACGCAAATATCGCAACCGGAAACAACGGGCAAGGTAAAAACGAACAACCTAAGCCTAATCAACAGAAGGTGGTAACCCAAAAACCAGTTGAGCAAAAGGCGGCTACCGGACCCATACTGTGGCCTAATTTCTGGGCAGGGATGAAGAATTTAGGTTACTCAGAAGAACAGGTCCATGCTTTTGCCAAAGTTGAAAGCCTAAAGGAATGGACAAGGGAAATGCTGGATGAGCTAGTATCTGACCTTAAAAAAGTGAAAGCAACTCAGCCAGCGCAGTAAAAAATAAAGGGGTAGCCAAAACTACCCCAACCAAAGGAGATGGCTGCTATATCTACGTTCATAAGGAGTTCTCCGGTTCTTAGAACTAGGAAAAACCGCAGATGTTTCGCATGTGGAGAGATGATCAACGAAGGAGAATCGGCAGTAGAATGGGTTTCGGAATGCGATGGAAGTGTAAGTAGCACGTATGTCCATCCTGGGTGCTGGACAATCATCGAAAGCATTTGCCCATCCTGCCAAAAGTGTAGCGAAGACGAAGGTTATCAGGAGTACTTTATCAGGGAATGCATTAATAACGAATCGGATTGCGAAGGCGTAAAAGCTTGGCAGAGCTTGAGGGAGGAAGGAAAGTGCAAAGCACAGCAAAAATCACAATCGACATAAACGTATTTGAGAAACTTTACATGCGCGGACTAACAGACGGAGCTATAGCGAGAGAAATAGGATGTAGCCATGTCCGATTGCATAACGAGCGAGTAAATCTAAGGTGGCCTACTAATCAGGGTTTGTTCGGTTGGCAGAGGAAGTTAAGGCGTAGTGAGTTCGAGAGGATTCCGGCGAAGTATAGGTTTGAGAATTAAGGAGGTAATGGCATGAATATAAACTTCCTCAAAATAAAAGGCAATTGGCAAGAGGTTAAGGATTCCGCAATGACTACTATCGGAAAAGATGCAGGAGCTAACCCCACAAGCGAATGGAAAAGGAGAATGTTGCTCTGCGAACACTCTCCGATTAGAAAGATACTTGTCAAGTGGAAATGGGACAATCTCCTATGGTGGGTACAGACTCATTTCACTAGGCACCATGTCGGCGTAGAATGGCACGTAAGCACTAGTAGGACGGATAGGACAGGCATAGATAGGGATAAGGTAGGTTCGCAAGCTAATCTTATTTCCGTTGAAGGAGAGGCCAATGCACAGGCTATTATTAATATCTCAAGGAAGAGGTTGTGTAGATTAGCCAGCAGGGAAACGAGAACGGCATGGGAGGAAATGTTAGCTTATCTCGTAGGGAAGGAAACCGAGCTATATATGGCTAACGTCCCGGATTGCATTTATCGCGGCCACTGCTATGAGTACATGAGTTGCGGATGGTACAAAACTTCTGAATACAAACAGGCTTTAGGGAATTATAGGGAGGGGATAAATTAATGAAACCAATAGGGATCTCGGTAACAATGGACTCTTTCGGGAGAATTACAGTCCCTAAATCGCTTAGGTTGTCGATGGGATATGAACCCACTACACCCCTTGAAATGTTGGCTGATAGAAGTGGATTGTGTATCCGTAAGCACTTGGTGGGCTGCGTGTTCTGCGGATCGGATATTAAGGTTGTGGCGTGGCATGGATCGGTCGTTTGCAGAGCTTGTGCGAGTGATATTTTAGCTAAAGGCGTGAAATAGATGGAGTATAGCGAGTTTATAGAATCGAAAAAACCTACTTTTATAAGCAATGGTATAGCAATAAAGGATATTGAAATTAATAGCCAGATGTTTCTTTACCAAAAGGACTTTACTCGATGGGCGTTAGCCAAGGGAAAAGCTGCAGTATTTGCTGGAACAGGTCTTGGCAAGACGTTTGTTGAGCTTGAATGGGGCAAGCAGGTACACGAGAATACAGGAATGGACGTTTTAATACTAGCTTATCTTTCCATAGCAGAGCAGACAGTCAGAGAAGGTATAAAATTCGGAATTGATGTCACTTTATGTAGGGAACAATCGGATATAAAGCCTGGTATAAATATTACAAACTACGAGCTTCTGCACAAGTTCGATTTAACTAAGTTCGGTGGAGTTATCCTTGATGAAAGTTCTATTCTTAAATCATTCACAGGAAAGATAAAGACAGCACTTATTGAAGGATGTAGAAATATTCCATACAAACTAGCTTGTACCGCTACCCCGGCCCCTAATGACCACATGGAACTATGTAATCATGCAGAATTTTTAGGTGTTATGACTAGGGCTGAAATGTTAGCAATGTTCTTTGTACATGACGGAGGGGAAACAAGTAAGTGGAGAATAAAGGGTCATGCGGTTGAATCGTTTTGGGTTTGGGTTGCGAATTGGGCCGTAATGATGCAAAAACCATCTAATTTAGGATATGAGGATGATGGGTTTGACTTACCTCCGCTAAATATCCATCAAATTACAGTAGATGTTAAAGATAGCATGTTTGATGGCGAAGCACTTACATTATCTGATCGGCAGCAAGCAAGGAGAGAAAGTATTAACGAACGAGTAACGGCATGTTTTGAGGTGATTATAAATGGATAAGTGGATAATATGGTGCAATCTAAATGCGGAACAGGATGCTCTCGCTAAGCTATTTGGTGATAAATGCGTATCTATTCAAGGGTCAACTCCAAGCAATAAAAAGGTCGAATTAGAAAGACAATGGCGAGAAGGAGAAGTACCGATTCTAATCAGTAAGCCCAAGGTTTTTGGGTTTGGGATGAACTGGCAGCATTGTTCCAAGATGGCGTTTGTCGGTCTGTCAGATAGCTTCGAGCAATTATATCAAGCCATTAGAAGATGTTGGAGATTTGGACAAGTTAAGCCCGTTGATGTGTACTTTATAACAGCGAAGGCAGAAGGCGCAGTAGTTCGTAATATCCAACGAAAAGAGGATGATTTTAACGCCATGCTAAACGGAATGATTGCGGCAACACAGGAGATAACAAAGGAAAATATTAAGAGCACTATACGAGATACAGCGACTTATGAAACGAGGATTGATACTGGTCCGGGATGGGAATTGAAACTAGGTGATTGCGTGGAAGAAGCGCGAAACATCCCTGATAATTCTATTCATTACACTGTATTTTCTCCACCTTTTGCCAATTTATACACATACTCAAATAGTGACCGTGACATAGGGAATTGCCGCAATGATAATGAATTTCTAGAACACTTCAAATATTTGGTTAACGAGTTATATCGCGTGATGGTTCCGGGACGGTTACTCAGTTTTCATTGTATGGAATTACCTATGATGAAGTCAAAGGATGGGGTTATTGGGCTAAAGGATCTACCCGGTATGCTCATTAAGATATTCCAAGATGCCGGATTCATATACCACAGTAAAGTAGTTATTTGGAAGGACCCCGTTGTTGAAATGCAGCGCACCAAGGCCCTTGGATTGCTTCATAAACAGGTAAAGAAGGATAGCGCCATGGTTCGTCAAGGAATGCCTGACTACCTAGTTACAATGCGTAAGCCTGGTGATAATCCAGAGAGGGTTTGCCATACGCCGGAAGAATTTCCAGTCGAGGTATGGCAGAGATACGCAAGCCCGGTATGGATGGATATACGACAGTCTGACACATTACAGCGCAAGTCGGCTAGGGTTGAAGCTGATGAGAAACATATCTGCCCTCTACAACTTGAAGTTATCCAAAGAGGATTAGAGTTATGGACCAATGTTGGCGATACCGTATTGGACCCGTTTAATGGTATAGGAAGTTCGGGATACGTGGCGTTAAAGATGGGTCGTAAGTACAAGGGTATTGAGCTAAAACCTAGCTACTTCGATCAATCAGTCGGGAATCTAAAGGCTGCTGTTGATGAAGTGAATAAGGCAAATGGAATAACTGTTTTTGATTCGTTCGATCCAAGCGTTAAGCCAGCACGAGGCAAGAAAAAGGATGATGCTCCGATGGTTCAAGTCTTACCTGATGGCGTTGAAAATATGACAATGTTTGTGTAAAAAAATAAGGCAGAGATTAATCCTCTCTGCCGACTGAATCCTTATTTTTCCAGTATGTCTTTAATCCAAGTTCTATTAGATCACGGATAGCAACAGACTTCGGGGGCAATGTCCCAACCTCCTTGCGGTATTTATCTATTTCTGAAGCTAATGGTTCTGGTAGCACGAAATTGAAGCGATATAGCTTATCGTTTGCCATAATTTATCATCCTCTCTAAAGTTATATGTTACTTATTATAACACAAGTTAAGTTTATTATGCACCATGTTAAATTATACAAACGACACAACTTGTGTTATAATATAGGTAAGGATAAGGGAGGTGATGGAACGTGACTATTCTGAGGATTGATAGAGTAATGAACGGGAATACGTTGGTAAATTATGCAATCTACAAATGTGATAAATGTGGTCGTGAGTTACCAGAAAAATTCCCCAGATGTGATGACGGAGATATTAATTATTGCTTCGAGTGTAGTCTTAGACAAGGACTTATAAGCGAAAAGTGCTACATGGATAGTGGTAGCGGATTAGACTCATCTATGTTTCACATTGGATTTAATCCAGAAACCGGAGTAATGACGATATGGGATATAAAAAAGGTTGCTCCGTGGAAAAGGAATCCAAAGCAAGATAGGAACTCTAAGGAATATACCGATTGGAGAACAAGTGTATTCAAAAGAGACGATTATACTTGCCAAGATTGTAATCAACATGGCGGTAACCTAAATGCTCATCACATTAAGTTATTCAGTAAGTTTAAAAGTCTCAGATACAAAGTCAGTAATGGAACCACATTATGCGAGACGTGTCACAGAAAACGACATAAAAGGGGAAATGTCCATGTCTGACGTTAAATGGATAAAGGTCTACACAAATATGGTAAGCAATAAGAAAATCAAGCGCATTCGTACTCTTCCGGAGGGTAATAACATTATCTTGATATGGGTTTTCCTACTAGCTCAAGCCGGAGAATGTAATAAGGATGGAGCTTTATACCTAACTGACACAATACCTTTCAGGGCTGAGGATCTAGCGGTTGAGTTCGGATTCGAGATACCTGTTATCAAATTAGCACTCGTAACACTTGAAAAGTTCTCCATGGTCGAGGTATTTGAGGAAATCATCTACATTAAGAATTGGAGCGAGTACCAAAACATCGAAGGATTAGACAAGATTAGAAAGCAAACAGCAATTAGGGTCGCTAATCACCGAGCAAATAAGCAACTATTGCCAGCAAATAATGAAGATGTAACGCAATGTAACGTTACAGGTAACGCGAATGTAACGCAGAGTAACGAACTAGAACTAGAACTAGAACTAGAACTAGATAAAGATACTTCTTCTTGTCCCAAAAACAAGTTAACAATCAATAACTCTAATAACTCTAATAACTCTAATAAAGATATATATACTGCCACACAATTCAAACCGCCTACGACTCAAGAAGTAGAAACATATTGCCTCGAAAGAAATAACGATGTAGATGTAAATAAATGGCATGACTTTTATTCTTCGAAGGGTTGGATGATTGGCAAAAACAAAATGAAGGATTGGAAAGCTGCGGTAAGGACTTGGGAACATAAGGATAATAAAGGAGGAATCAAATTAAGTGGATTCGCTAAAAAACCTACTAGCCAAATTGCAAGCGGAGAGGCAGAAACGGACGAAGAGTGGCCCGTCTCAAACTCTTCCACACGTGGACTGTGATGTCTGTAATGACACTGAATTGGAAGTTGTTTGGGATGATGAAAGCAACGATTGGATAGCTAGGTCTTGTAAATGCAAAGCTCAAAAGTCAATAAACCGCATGTTTAAGAATTCAGGCATTGATCCTGAGCAACGAGGATACACGCTAAAGGACTATAAAATCACACCTGACAATAAGGAACTTTTCGATTTAGCCAAAAACTACATGGCTGAATTACCCGGAATATACAATCAAAGCCACTACAACAAAGGTGTTGCGCTTATGGGAATGGTAGGCACAGGAAAAACAATGCTTGCCACGATCATAGCCAATGAGTTTATGAAACACGGAATACCTGTTGTCTTTGTTATTACTGCCGATCTGATGGCTGAGCTCAGGCAATCTCAATTTGGCGAGGCTAGGGACTTAGAAGAACGAATAAAAAGGCTCGTAACTACTCCGGTTGTTTTCTTTGATGATATCGGAAAAGAAAAAGCCACCGAGTGGGTGCAGGATCAATACTTTAGAATTGTAGACGGTCGTTATCGGAGCAAGCTAACTACTATTTTCACAACTAACCTGAGTTTTAAGGAATTAAGCACTAGGCTAGGCGATGCGGTTGTTTCTAGACTTTACGAAATGACTAAGGATAGACAAGTGATTATAAAGGCTAAAGATTATAGAAAGTTTGGGTGATAAAAAATGTCCTACGATTTTTACATAACCCCTACACACTACGAAACAGCAAAACAAAACGGAATAAGCACAAGGTTACTCACTGACAGAGTAAGAATACTTGGATGGAGCATTGAAAGAGCAACTAAAGATCCACCACGAAAGCAAGGGGATTGGAAGAAATGGACGGGTATTGCAAAGGCGAACAATATTTCTCTCTCTGTATTTTACAGAAGAGTCAACGAATTAGGCATGAGTCCAGACGATGCGGCAACCATATCCATGATGAGCAAGATAACATTGATCAGCAACATAGCAATAGCAAAAAGGAAATATCCCAAGGAATACGAGGACATGGCATTGACTAACGGGATTGGGAAGAAAACTTTCGTGAGTAGGATGTTCAGGAAATGGAACCCGTTAGAGGCGGCTACTAAGCCTGTTAAGAGATAAGGGAGGAACCAAAATGAGAAAGCTAAAATTAAACGAACAAAAAGTCTTGCAACTCTACAACTCCGGTAAAAACGATACAAAAATTGGAAAAGCAGTCGGGATAAAACCTAACACCATAGCGTGTTGGCGGCACAGGAATAACCTACCCGCCAACATCGGAGACGTAGCGGATGGAACATATCTGACCGGAGTGAATTATCGAGATGTGTTGGAACCAAATCAGGTCGAGGAAATGGGAAGATTCTTAAAATCTCTATGTATCGGGGCTAGGGAATGCAAGCGAATAGGCGTGAAACCGGATATATCAGAGGCTATGCGTGCGTGGGGTAATGTGCCTAAGACGGTGGGAGAACGATCTATAACGATGGGGTTTGTTGCGAGGGAGAGGGTGGCGAGATGAGGCTAGAGTGCATCAAAGATGTAATTATGAATATTACTTCGGACAAGGCGTTTACCGCGGGATTAACGTACGAGGGGTACTACTACACGAACCCTGATTCCTTCGATAAAACCCTTTGCGCTAAGAATGATTTCGGAATGAGGCATCATCTTAGGGATTATCCAGACTCAGGGGATGACGAATTTTTTGATAAATATTTTAAAATAGAGATAGTCGAGGAGCTTAACTACTTCAACGAAGCGCGAAAACTCCTCCCCCTCTCAAACTGCCTAAAACGTCAATACGCCTGTGTAATCGTTAGGGATGGTCGAGTCATATCCGAGGGGTATAATGAGTCGCCTACAGCCTGTACTACGTGCGCCAGATTAGATATTGCTCATAACGCAGGAAGTTACGATGATTGTCCAGCCGTGCACGCTGAGGTTTCTGCCTTAATTAATGCTCCGCAAGAGTTATTGGAAGGTGCTGAACTCTACCTAGTCTGTGCTGACGAACCGAATCCTATACCATGCCCGGGGTGTGCAAAATTGCTGAAATGGGCAGGGGTAAAGGTGATGAGGGAGGTTGAGGAATGAAACACGGCAACATGCGAACATATGGCACGATCCTCACGGAAAAACTAGCAAGCGAAAAATGCACAACAAGAGCTAGTCCTTGCATCAGATACTTTGTCAATGCTGAGGGCGAGAGGGTGTCGAACCCCGAAGAGTTTGCAGTTGGTAAGGATGCGTATATTACGCCTACAGAATATAGAAAGAGAGTGGATAATTTGCCTAAGAGAGATGAGCTAGGGAAGTTTGTTAAGAAGTCAGCAGAGGGCAAGGAGGGGGCATCAGACGCGAGCGAGGAAGATGAGGGTGGGATTGTTAGGGGAGGTGGTGAGAAGGAGCCAGGAGAAGCATTGCAATATTCCTGTTTTGGAACATATGAAGACAACCGCTATGACAGTTGTGAGGGGTGTGATATTTACGATAATTGCAAGGTAGTCACCTTGGAACTGCAACGTAAAAATCAAACTGATTATCCAGAACAGTATGAAACCAATGATGATCTCGGAGGATTAGCGGAGCCGGAACCTGCGTGGACTTCCGAGTATGTAGGGGAATCGGCATCTAAAATGTTTTCATTACCTGATGGTCCATGTGAGCCAATGATTGCAAGGCCTGAAACTCCTGAAACTCCTGAACAAATGTGGGTGCACATTGCCTATTATTTAGGTGCTATAAAACAGCAGGGAATTAGACAGGTCGAGGAAGATATACAGGGTAGAATTAATCAGATTTTGGGAGGAAGATAAGAAATGAATACTGCAAATTTAGTTGGCCGTCTCTGTGCGGACCCGTCTCTAACGTATAGCCAGACAGGTGTTGCTGTATGTAAATTCACCTTGGCCGTGAACCGTCCGTTTTCTAAAGAAAAAACAGCAGACTTTCTGCCTGTGATTTGTTTTAAAGCTACTGCGGAAAATGTTGCGAATTATTTATTTAAAGGTAGCGAGGCATCCGTTACGGGGTCAATCCAAACCTCGACATGGGAAAAGGATGGGGTTAAGCAATACAAGACAGAGATTTTAGCGGAGAGAGTTGGCTTTATTGGTGGCAAGGCACAACAAAGCAATAACAACACAACAAGTGGTAATCCTGCCTTTGGGACAGAGGTACAATTAGACGAAACAATACCGTTCTGATAATAATTATAAATAGGGGTGCATACAAACCATTCACCCCTCGAAGGAGGTCAATATGAAAAATACAAAAACAGCTCGACTAAAAAATCTCTACCCTACGCTCGCTGAACTCGAAAAGGAAATAGAAAAGCATGGTTGCGTATCAAGGTTGGCTTATCATTTGAAAATGAGCAGGACGACTATTACTGATTACAGAGCAGCATTGGACGGAAAGGGAACCGTTCGTAGTGGTCGGAGGTACATGAAGGACTGTGAGTTGGATGAGAATATCAGGAAGGTTGTCGAGAGTGCAGGGGTGGTTGGGGTTGGAGAAGCACATCAGTGGATGGGTAAAGTGAAGATATGATAATAATCGGTATTGATCCAAGTCTCACAAGTACAGGAATATGTGTAATGAGCGAACACGGTAACATTCTGTCTACTAAAGCCATAACGTCATACTTCACCGGAGTAAAAAGGCTAAAGGACTTCAAGGAACAAATCATTGATATGTGCCAATATGTTGCAGGATTAAATGAAAAAACATCTGTATTTATCGAGGGATATTCATTCGGTAGCATTGGCAGGAAAGAGTTTATAGCCGAACTTGGGGGAACGATTCGTCTTACACTCTATGAACAAGAATTAGAGTTTATAGATGTTCCTCCTACTGTGTTAAAAAAGTACATTACAGGAAAAGGTAATGCCGATAAAGTAGCGGTGGGCGTGGCTGTCATGAAGCAATACGGAGAAGGTTTTGACACAACTGATCAGACTGATGCCTTTGTGCTTTGCCAAATAGGTTTAGCATACTTCGGGCTAATACCTAATTTAGCTAAGGCTAGAGAAGATGTTATCGCTGATATGAAAAAACCTAAAGTGAAAAAGAAAACTAAAACAACACAAAAATAGCGCAATAATGGGAGGAAGATGAGAAGTGAAACCAATATGTATTAACTGCAAGAAAGGCAAAACTTGCACCGGGGATATTTGTCTCAGTGGAGAATGGTTTGAACCAAAATATAAAGAGTTTGTATCGTTCCAAAAACTTAACGGCCTGAATCCAACGCTTGAGTCCTGCACCATGAAGGTTATCGAGGAGGCCGGGGAAGTGATGCAGTTACTTGGCAAAGGACAGAGAAAAAGCGGAGAAAGTAAAAACTCCATCCTTATAATTAATGAGACTGAATTCGGAATACTTCTCGCCTGTGAAGCTATGGACCTTGCTCAGTCTGCGGTAACTATGATGTACGAGGTATGTAGGTGTTTTGGGATTACTGAGGGGGATATCATTAAGGCGCACGAACAAAAGTTGGTCGATAAAAAGTATTTGGTGCTGTGATTTATGACAATCGAAACCATACGAAAATGGCTGAAAATCCTGAATGAGAAGTATTTGGCATTACCGAAGGTGGATGAGCAGATGAAGACGGAGAAGGAGGAATAAGGAATTGAAAGACAAATTTATCTCTATCCTCGAACCAATAGCAGGGCTACTATCCAAAAAAAGAAACGACTACGGTGATAACTACGAGATGGGCAGAGATAAGCGCGGACCAGTTGCCTTTTATCTTCGCATAGAGGACAAGTTGAACCGCATAGAACAACTAGATTCCAATCCTGCACAAGTTAAGGATGAAACCATGGAAGATACCCTAAGCGATATTATTGGGTATTGTATACTTGAAATTATTTATCGGAGAGAGAGGGGATTATCCAAGGAGACAAGGTTAATGTGCGCTGATGGTTACTGCACAAATGAGGAAATAGTTTCAATCCAAGATGTTACTGAGTGCAAGAACGCTATTACCATAAACAAGGGGCTTGATTGGTTTGCATCTTGCCCGAGAAGATCAGGAAATGATGATTAAGGAGGTAATTAAATGTTAATGGATAAAATTAGGGCAAAACTAGACAAGCGATATAACACGGATTTAACGGTGAAGCTGGCTGACATGGGGTTTACCCCTACGACATATCACAGGCTGAGGCGCGCGGGAATAGAGGTTGTAGGGGACTTAGTTAAGATGTCGTGGAAAGACCTCATGGGGCGCAGGAACATCGTTAGGATGACCTGTCAAGAGGTTAGCGATAAGTTGGAGGATATGGGGTTGTCGCTGCGAAAGGATGGTAAATAGCATGGATAAGGTAAAAGTAACGATTGAATACAAGAGTGACAAGCAGGAATTTGAGTGCGATGTAGTTCTTGTGGGAGGTGCGAATATAGACCATGGAGATGGAGGTCTTCCTCGCATTGCTGTTAGGGGTACATTAACTGGAACTGCAGATT